CTACATAGTCCCAGCCGTTCTTCTCGTAGTTACGCATAGCGTGATTGCGAACGTAGGCAATGAATTCTTGCTCATTGATTGTCGTAAGTGTCATTTCTAAACTCCTAGCAGTTGGTTGTTTTGCGTCTCACCTATGTGGTGAGGCTCTATTGTCACTAGCATAGATATTGAATGTCAACACTTTTTTTTAACTATTTTTAAAAGTTCAATGTTATCAACAACTTAGCGTAGGGTCGAAGTATGGCCACAAGCGCTTATTTGTGGGTCAGAGGCCACAAAAGGGTGAAGTATCGGAATTGGGGCGCATGAAATAGCTTGCAGCTTAGGCGGTTGTGTTGCAGCGGGAAAGTGGGGTGCAGCGGGCGGTTGTGTTGTCCAGGCGCATTGAGGGACGGGCCAAGATGGTCGCGTGTTGATAGCGAAGCGAAACGGTGTGATAATCCCCCAAACAGTATTCTCAAAAGATACCCATGAAGAAATTAACAAGGTCAGAGATAAAGGAGGGATTGAACACAGTCCCGATAGATACCATAGTGCTAGGTGCAAACAACCCAGCGGGAATCAAACTCACCAAGAAACAAAAGCATTTCGCCGAACAGGTTGTCGCCACAGGTAACAAGAGCGAAGCGTATAGGAGAGCATATAACACCAAGGGCAAGAGAGAGACTCTCGCAAGGGATGCAATCAAGGTGGCAGCACATCCCAGCGTGTCCACATATATCACGGCCTTGGAAGCGGCTAAACAGGCAGAGGAGTATCTTTTACCCGCTCGTTTGAGGGCGTTGACCATACACAAACTATCCCAACTGGCTCTATCGGACGAGATAGCACCAGCGCAACAGCTGAAGGCATTAGAGCTTATTGGAAAGATGACTGAGGTCGCATTGTTCTCTGAGCGCCGTGAGATAGTCCATAGTCTGGATAGCAATACACTCAAGGCCAAGCTGATGGAAGCGGTGCAACTGGCCATTAGTAAGAGCAAGAGCATACGGACGAGCACTAAGAGAACCGCACAGGACTTGCTGGCAGAGATAACAGACGTAGAGGCGAAGGAATCAGCGCCAGAAGCGGACGGGGAGGGCTTCAGCGATGTGGCGGTGGCGACCCCCACAGGGGTGCATTCCCCCGAATCCGTGAGCATTGCGGCGGGGCATTTGCATAGTATTCCAGACAATCAATCAGCATCTGTACCCATTCCATCCAATGAGTCAGACCTTACTATCCCAAATGGGACAGTTGCAAAAGTTATGAGTGATGAGGTTTATATATCTGAAGATGTATATGGGGGTGGGGTTGTTAAAACGGATTGGGTTGATGGTGAGGTTGTTATGGAGAAGGCCCCCGTCACTGTTTGGAATGAAAAAGGGGTGGGGGGTATATGAAAAATTTTGATGTTTATGAGGATGCGAAGATTGGGTATGCGACTATCTGGGATAAGGGTAAGAGGATAGTGCCTGTGTTTGATGGGAAGAAGATGATAGAGATACTGGCTGATCACGGGTTAGAGCGGGGTCTTGCGTTAGAGACTGTGGAGTTCTTTGCGGCTGATTATGTAAATAAGGCGGTGGTGGTGTTATGACACCGGCGCAGAAAGAGATCTTTATGGTGATTGAGGAGTGGTGGGCCACGTTTGGTTTTGGGCCGACCATTGATGACATCATGCACATTACGGGAGATAAGGGGAGGGGTAATGTGAATAGGAAGATGCGGCGGCTGATTGAGCTGGGGGTGTGTAAGGGGAACAGTAAGTATCCGAGGAGTATTAGGCCAGCGCATATGCGGATGAAGGGGTTACCCGGATGATGGATGAACTGATGGAGATACTGAAGCAGTTGCCGCAGGAGGAGCAGGAGATGCTGTCTCCGCTGGCTACGGCGTATCAGGATGCTTTGTTGAGGGAGAGTGGTCAGGTTGACTTCATGTCATTTGTGGAGACGATGTGGCCGGGGTTTATTCATGGGGCGCATCATGCGTTGATGGCGAGTAAGTTTGAGGAGATAGCGGAAGGGAAGATTAAGCGATTGATTATTAATATGCCGCCACGACACACGAAGTCGGAGTTTGCTTCTTATCTGCTTCCGGCTTGGTATCTGGGAAAGTTTCCTAATAAAAAGATTATTCAGTGTTCTAACACGGCTGAGTTGGCGGTTGGGTTTGGGCGTAAAGTGCGTAACTTGGTGGATGGGGAGAGGTACTCAAAGGTGTTTCCGAATGTGGCGTTGAGGTCGGACTCAAAGGCGGCGGGGCGCTGGAGTACGAATAGTAACGGTGAGTATTTCGCTATTGGTGTGGGCGGTACGGTGACGGGTAAGGGTGCGGATCTATTAATCATTGATGACCCGCACTCGGAACAAGAGGCGGCGTTAGCTGCCAGTGATCCATCGGTGTTTGATAAGGTGTATGAGTGGTACACGTCTGGGCCAAGACAGCGGTTGCAGCCGGGTGGATCGATTGTGGTGGTGATGTGCATGACCGGAGATACGAATGTATTGATGGCGAACGGGACAACACAACAACTTAAAGATATTAAGGTTGGAGATCATGTTGCCACCTTTGATAACGGCAAATTGTCAAAAAGCAAGGTCAATAATTGGCGGTCAAGTGGTATTGATTCCATATACAAGATACAAACACAATCTGGCATAATGCTTCGTGCAAACGAGAGACATCCGTTTCTTGTAATGAACGAAGGAGTGCTGGAATGGACAAGACTGAATCAGTTGCGTGTGGGCGATTTACTTGTATCGTTGAAGGGTGCAGCAGACCCTCAAGGGCAAAAACAAAGCCTGGAAAATGTGCGCCATGCCAAGCCAGTGACAGCTACCACAGAAAAAACCCAGACGCCCCACGTAAACCCATTGGAAGTCATGGGATGTGGGTTGGAAAAAATTGCGAGTGCGGAAAACCAATCAGCGCAAAAGGACTTTGTAGCAATTGCTACAGAAAAAAATACTTGCCGCCAGCAACTCCAGAAAAAAACCGAGCAAGACGTATCAAACACCGATACGGCATTACTGCTGAACAATACGAAGTCATGGTTGCTGAACGCAACAACAAGTGTGATGTGTGCGGTGAGGAACCTTCTTCAAAAAACACAAAAGCGCATTGGAATGCAAAGTTATGCATCGACCATTGCCACGACACGGGAGTCGTCAGAGGATTGCTCTGTAACGACTGCAACCTTACCGTCGGTTATGGAAAGACGCCAAGCGTACTTGAACGAGCTGCATCGTATCTCAGACTTCACAGTAGATCAGATAGTCTCGATAACCCCTGATGGAAAAGAAGAAGTCTTTGATGTTGAGATTGACAAGACTGAAAACTTCATTGCCAACGGGGTTGTAAGCCACAATACTCGCTGGGCTGAGCGGGATTTGACGGGCCGGATTATTAAAGATGCGGCGATGCGGGACAAGGGTGAGGAGTGGGAGGTTATAGAGTTTCCTGCGATCATGCCGTCGGGAAATCCGCTGTGGCCTGAGTTTTGGTCGTTGAATGAGTTGACGGCGCTGAAGGAGGAGCTTCCCCCGGCTAAATGGAATGCGCAGTATCAGCAGGCACCGACGGGTGAAGAGGGTGCGTTGGTGAAGCGGGAGTGGTGGAAGTTATGGAATAGTGATACACCGCCGCCGTGTGAGTTTATTATTCAGTCTTGGGATACGGCTTTTACGAAGGGTGAGCGGAGTGACTACTCGGCTTGTACGACGTGGGGTATTTTCTATCCGGACGAGAACAGGAATAATGCGAGTTTGATATTGTTGGATGCGATGCAAAAGCGCATGGAGTTTCCTGAGTTGAAGGAAGCGGCTTTTAGGATGTATAAGAACTGGGAGCCGGATGCGTGTATTGTTGAAGCAAAGGCGGCTGGTGCGCCTTTGATATATGAGTTGAGAAGTATGGGTATACCGGTGAGTGAGTATTCGCCTAGCCGGGGTAATGATAAGTTTGTGCGGTTGAATTCTGTGACGGACTTGTTTAGCTCGGGGAAGGTGTGGGCACCGGATACTGGGTGGGCTAGAGATGTGATTGAGCAGATGGCGGCGTTTCCGAATGCGGCGCACGATGACTTGGTTGACTCAACGACTCAAGCGTTAATTAGGTTTAGACAAGGCGGGTTCATCAGGTTAAACTCGGATGAGGAAGATGAGCCTAGGTACTTTAAGCGTACCGCGCCGTATTATTAAGGATGGATATGGAAAAAAGTCTTTACGCAGCTCCCCAGGGTTTAGCCAATTTAGCTGAGGGCGAACAGCCTGAAATTGAAATTGAGATTGAGGATCCTGAGTCGGTCACTTTATCTGATGGCTCTATGGAGATTAGTTTCATGAAAGCCGAAGAAGAGCATGACCATGAGGATACTGACTTCTCGGAAAACTTGGCTGAGGGGATGAGCGAGTCTGAGTTGGGGATGATTGCATCGGACATCATTGAGATGGTGGATGCGGACATCAACAGTCGTAAAGACTGGGTGGAGATGTATGTAAAGGGATTGGATGTTCTGGGGGTTAAGTATGAGGAGCGTACAGAGCCTTGGAATGGGGCGTCCGGCGTCTTTAGCACATTGCTTACAGAATCTGCTGTTAGATTTCAAAGCGAAACTATTATTGAAACGTTCCCGGCGGCTGGCCCGGTCAAGACCGAAGTCATTGGCGAAGAGACGCCTGAAAAGTTAGATGCTGCTGAACGAGTAGCGGCTGACATGAACTACATGCTCACAGATAAGATGGTTGAGTACCGTCCTGAGCATGAGAGGATGTTGTTTAACTTAGGCTTGGCCGGGTCAGCATTTAAGAAAGTTTATTTCGATCCAAGTCTTGGACGTCCTGTAGCTTTGTTTGTCCCGGCTGAGGAGTTAATTATTCCTTACGGCTCGACTGGGGTGAGGACGGCAGAGCGTGTTACGCACTTAATGCGTAAAACAAAAAACGAGATGAAGAAGCTCCAAGCATCCGGGTTCTACCGGGATGTTGATTTGGGTGAGCCAGTAACTATTCATACTGACGTTGAAAAACGTAAAGCTGATGAGCAGGGTTATTCCGTAAGCGACGATGAACGTTATCAAGTTGTAGAGGTGCATATTGATTATGTGTTGCCTGAAGACGATGATGATGAAGATGCAATTGGTGTGCCGTATGTAATCTCTATTGAGCGTGGCACTCAAAAGGTGCTGGCTATTAGGCGTAACTGGCATGAGGGCGATCCCTTGTGCCTGAAGCGCGATCACTTTGTTCAGTATGACTATGTGCCCGGATTTGGTGCTTATGGCTTTGGTTTTATTCACCTAATTGGTGGATATGCCCGAGCAGGCACCAGTTTGATTCGTCAGTTAATTGACGCTGGTACGCTGGCTAACTTACCTGGCGGCTTGAAGTCGCGTGGTTTGCGGGTGAAGGGTGATGATACACCTATCGCCCCTGGCGAGTTCCGTGATGTGGACGTTCCTAGCGGCTCGATCAAAGACAACATCATGACCTTGCCTTACAAGGAACCGAGCCAAGTGCTGTCGGCCTTGTTGGACAAGATGACTGATGAGGCTAGACGCCTTGGTGCTACGGCTGATATGAATGTCAGCGACATGAGTGCCGGTGCTCCTGTGGGTACTACGCTGGCCTTGCTTGAGCGCCAGCTGAAAACCATGAGCGCGGTGCAGGCTCGGGTGCATTATGCGATGAAGCAGGAATTTAAACTGCTGCGCGACATTATTCGGGATGATACACCCAAGAGTTACCCCTATACACCAGAGGGCGGCGACAAGAAAGTCAAGCAAGCTGACTACGATATGGTGTCGGTTATCCCTGTTTCCGACCCAAATAGCTCGACGATGGCGCAGCGGATCATGCAATACCAAGCAGTGATCCAATTAGCTCAATCTGCCCCACAAATTTACGATTTACCCCAGTTACACCGCCAAATGATCAATGTTTTGGGGGTAAAAAACGGGGAAAAACTGGTTCCATTGCCCGATGATATGAAGCCAAAAGACCCGATTACGGAGAATATGGCCTTGTTAAACGGTAAACCGACCAAGGCTTTTATGTATCAAGACCATGATGCGCACATGGCGGTGCATCAGTCGCTGATTCAAGACCCAATTACGGCGGCTCAGATCGGCCAAAGCCCCAATGCGCAGGCAATTCAGGCGGCAATTCAAGCTCACACGATGGAACACATGGCATTTAAGTACCGCGCCATGATCGAACAGCGTCTTGGCGTGCCGTTGCCAGAGCCTGATACCGAAATGTCGCCAGAAGTTGAGACACAAGTCTCTCAATTGGTTGCTCAGGCGGCTGCTCAGGTGGTTGCACAGAATAAAGCGCAAGCTTCGCAGCAGCAAGCTCAGCAAATGTCGCAAGATCCGCTTATTCAGATGCAGCAACAAGAGTTGCAGATCAAAGCTCAAGAAGCCCAGATCAAAGCGCAGAAAGTGCAGGGCGATTTGCAGCTTAAAGCGCAGGAATTGCAGATTAAAGCAAGCCAAGCTCAGCAAAAACAGCAGCCTGCCCAGCCAGCGCAACCTGCTGGCCCGAATCCCATGATTCAAAACCTGGCTCAAGTGCAGGATATGCATCATAAAGAGCAGATGCACCGTCAGACTTTGCAGCAAAAACAGATGGCGGCCAACTTAGAGATGGCGGCCAAGATTCACCAGCAGCGTTTGAATACTCGGACGCAGAAGGCGAATGATGCAATCAACATCATCCATAATGCGGCGTCAAAAGAGATGGATTTAACGCATGAGCAGCGTGCCCATGAGTTGAATATGAAGATGAAAGAAGCTATGGATAAGTCCAAGATTAAGCCAAAGGCTGAATGATGGATACACAGGCATTTGAATTTTTGGATAAGAAGCTTGAGAACATCAAGCAATCGTATAGCACTGCTCTTGGCGAGGGCGGTGCAAAAGATTTTGGTGAGTACCAAAATATGTGCGGGGCAATCCGGGGTCTAGCCCTTGCACAGAGAGAAATAGCCGACCTCGTGCGAAGAGTAAAGGAACATGAAGATGAGTGAATTTGACCTGAGCGCCGTGGATTTAACTCCACTGCTAAACGCGACGGCTGAACAGAAGGCAAAGCAGTTGCCTGAACCTGCACGTTTCCATTTGTTGTGCGTCGTACCTGAAGCAATGGAAGAGTATGCAGATAGCGAGATTGGGATTGTTAAATCAGCTCAGTCTATTCACTATGAAGAAGTGCTGACCCCAGTGCTGTTCGTTGTGAAAATGGGGCCGGATGCTTATGCAGATAAGACCCGTTTCCCTGCTGGCCCGTCTTGCAAGGTGGGTGATTTTGTAATTGTTCGTCCTAATTCGGGTACGCGCCTGAAGATTCATGGCCGTGAATTCCGCGTCATTAACGATGATTCGGTTGAAGCGACTGTTGAAGATCCACGCGGCATTACCCGTGCATCATAAGGAGGGAATATGGAACCGTTCAAATTTCCCGATGAGATAGATGCACCGAAGGCGGTTGAGAAGGAATCGGATTATGAGATTGAAGTGGTGGATGACACCCCGCCTCAAGACCAGAACCGCAAACCTATGGCTGAGCCTCCCAAGGAATTTGCTGACGATGAATTGCAAAAGTACGATGAGAGTGTACGTAAACGCATTCAGCACTTTACAAAGGGCTATCACGAAGAACGCCGAGCCAAAGAAGAGGCTTTGCGTATGCGTGAAGAGGCTGTGCGTGCTGCCCAAGCGATTGCCGAAGAGAATAAAAAGCTCAAAGGTTCGCTGAGTGAAGGGCAAGCGGCACTGCTTGACCAAGCTAAAAAGGTTGTTGCAAAAGAGATTGAAGAAGCGAAACAGAAGTACAAGCAGGCTTATGAGTCTGGGGATGCTGATGCTGTTACTCAGGCCCAAGATGAATTGACCAATGCGAAGATTAAAGCCGACAAGGTTAATAATTTTCAACTTGCGCCTTTACAAACTACTGAAGTTCCTGTACAAACGCAACAACGCTCGACTGTTGACCCTCGTGCAGAGAGTTGGCGGGAGAGAAATTCATGGTTTGGACAGAACCGTAAGATGACTTCTTACGCTATGGCTTTGCATGAAGACCTAGTTACCAATGAACGTGTTTCCCCGACCAGTGATGATTACTACCGTCGCATTGATCAGGAAATGCGTGAGAGATTCCCGGAAGCATTTGAGCCGGAAGTCCACGTTGATGCTTCACCTCAACGTACAAGACAAAATGTGGTGGCACCAGCGACCAGGAGTACAGCGCCTAAAAAGATCGTACTAACCAAAACGCAGGTAGAAATCGCCCGAAAGCTGAACGTTCCTTTGGAAGTTTATGCAAAGAAGGTTGCGGAATTAAACGGAAGGAATATTTAAATGGCTGAAGCTCAAAACCGCGCTAGTCGTACAGCGGAATCTCGTACAACTGAATCGCGAATCACACACTGGCGTCCGCCAGAAGTGTTGCCAATGCCCGACGACCGTCCAGGTTGGAAGCATCGGTATATTCGCACAAGCATTTTGGGAAGTTCAGATCCAAGCAATATTTCATCCAAATTGCGTGAAGGCTATGAACCGTGTAAAGCGGAAGATTATCCTGAGCTCATGATGCACGCATCGACTGAAGGTCGCTTTAAAGGCAACATTGAAGTTGGTGGTTTGTTGTTATGCCGGATCCCTGAAGAGTTCTTGCAACAGCGTGATGATTATTACGCCCAGCAAAATCGGGCTCAGATGGAATCTGTAGATAACAACTTTATGAGAAATAGTGATCCGCGTATGCCGTTGTTTGCAGAACGCAAATCGACAACATCGTTCGGAAAAGGTACTTAAATTTTTTAGGAGTTCTAAATGGCTTATCCTATCGTACCCGCACCATACGGGTTTAAGCCTGTCAGTGAGTTCGGCGGTTTGGTCTACGCAGGTAGCACCCGCATGTATCCCATTGCTACAGGTTATGGCACGTCGTTGTTCAATGGTGACATTGTTCAACTTTCTGGCGGCACCGTGGTTACTACCACTATGTCCGCTGCTTCCACTCCTGGTACTGCTGTGGCTGGTACTTTGGGCATTTTTGTCGGCGCTGAATACGTTAACTCGTCTAAGCAAACCGTCCGTGCTCAATACTACCCCGCCAACACAACCTCCGACAACATGCAAGCGTATGTCATTGATGACCCACGTACCGTGTTCAAGGCTGTTGTGGTTGGTCAGCCCACTGCCGGTGTGTCTAACACTGCCTCTACTGTTGGTTATGTGAACCCCTCGTTCATTGGCTCCAACATGTATGCCGTGACTGGCACTGCTGGTAACGTGAACACTGGTGACTCTGCTATGGCTGTGTCGGGTAATGCCCCTGGCAGCAACGGCACTGGCAACGTGCGCACCACTACCGCATATCCTTTCCGTGTTGTTGGCGTTGTTCCTGACACCGCTTTCACTACGGTCGCCATCGGTTCTACTTCTGGCTCTAGCACCACCGTGACTTTGACTGCTGCCAACAGCAACATCGTTGCAGGTATGCAATTGATCGCAAGCGGCACTGGCTCGGCTCAAGGCAACTACATCTCTGTGACCAACGTGAATGGTACTACCCTGACCGTTTCCAGCGCTGTGACCTTGGCCTCTGGTACTCAAATTTCATTTGTTGGTTATCCTGAAGTTTTGGTCGTTTGGAACCAAGGCTATCAAGGCATGACTATTGCCACTGGTGCTTAAGGAGTAAATCATGGCTATTTCACGTGCACAACTACTTAAAGAACTGCTCCCCGGCCTGAACGCTTTGTTCGGTTTGGAGTACGCTCGTTACGGTGAAGAACATAAAGAAATTTATGAAACCGAAACTTCTGAACGTTCGTTTGAAGAAGAAACCAAATTGTCTGGCTTCTCCGCCGCTCCGGTGAAGAATGAAGGCACTGCGATTTCTTATGACAACGCACAAGAAGCTTGGACTACCCGTTACAACCACGAAACCATCGCCTTGGGTTTCTCGATCACTGAAGAAGCGATTGAAGATAACTTGTACGACAGCTTGTCTGCTCGTTACACCAAAGGCTTGGCTCGTGCTAT